TTTGGTACAAGCTTTTAAAAAAACAACATTGTTGGAATCATACAAGTTTTACAAAAAGTTGTCCATCCTGTAAGGAGATAGTAGCATAATGGCTGGGATAAGTTATACAACTCTAGTTACACAGATAAGAAATTATACTGAAACAGATTCTAATGTTTTAACTACAGATATTTTAGAAAATATAATTTTAAATTCTCAATATAGAATTATGAGAGATATACCTATTGATGCAGATAGATTACAGCAATCAGGTAATTTAGTTATAGGTCAAGAATCAATTAATGCCCCTGCAGGTGCATTGTTTGTAAGAGGTATACAAGTTTATGACTCTAACTCTGCTATAACAGGTGCTAATACTTGGTTAGAAAAAAAAGATGTAACTTATTTACAAGAATATGTATCTTCAACAGCTTCTGATAAAAGAGGTAAACCAAAGTATTATTCTATGTATGGAGGAGCGACTGGAGATACCGATACTACATCAGGAAGAATGTTTCTTGCACCAGTTCCTGATGATACCTACAAATTTAGAGTGCATTATAATAAAATGCCAGCTACTTTAGAATCTGGAAATGCCACAAATTATATAAGCATGAACTTTCCAAATGGTCTATTATATTGCTGTCTTTCAGAGACATATGGTTTTTTAAAAGGTCCGATAGACATGTTGACACTATATGAAAATAAGTATAAACAAGAGGTACAAAAGTTTGCTAACGAACAAGTTGGTAGAAGACGAAGAGATGACTACACAGATGGCGCTATTCGAATACCAGTTAAATCAGCAAACCCATAGGAGATAAAATATTATGGCAATATCATCGGCAATTTGTAACAGCTTTAAACAAGAAATTTTAGTTGGTACACACAATTTCACAGCGTCAAGTGGTAATACTTTTAAGATAGCTTTGTTTACAAGTTCAGCATCTTTAGGTGCAGGTACAACAGCTTACTCTACATCAAATGAAATTTCTAACACATCCGGATCAGCTTATAGTGCAGGTGGTGCAACACTAACAAGCACAACTCCAGCTTTATCTGGTTCAACAGCAGTGTGTGATTTTGCAGATGTTAGTTATACTTCAGCATCCTTTACAGCTAACGGTGCATTAATTTATAATGATACTCAATCTGACAAAGCTGTGGCAGTTATAGCTTTCGGTGGTGATAAAACAGTTTCTTCTGGAACTTTCACAATTCAATTTCCAACAGCAGACGCATCTAACGCAATAATCCGTATAGCATAGGGGGTAAAACCTTATGTCCGCCAATACTTGGAATAAATCAGGTACTACCTGGAGTCAAGGTTTATGGGGCGAACAGGATAGTAATTTAATAGATTTAACCGGAGTATCAGCAAGTTTTTCTTTAGGAGAAGTAGTTTCTTTCGCTGAACAAGGTTGGGGTAGAGATGATTGGGGAACTGAGCCATGGGGTGAAAGTTTTGATCCAGTTATCGCAGTCTCAGGTTTTAGTTTAACAGCATCACTTGGTACAACTACAGAATCTAACCAAACAGGTTGGGGAAGACTTTCTTGGGGAATTGCTGATTGGGGTGAAGGCAGGGATGAAACTGTATCTTTAACAGGGATTGAACTTACAAGTTCTTTAGGAGATATTACTACAGAAAATATAATTTTCTTAGAAATGATTGGTTCCAATCATTCTTTAACATCTTCTGTGGGTAGTCCACAAGTTGATGGTGAAATAGGTGTACCACTAACAGGTGTATCAGCAGAATTTGCAACACCAACAATGTCTTATGTCGGAACTTTAGTTGGTTGGGGTAGAGATGCATGGGGAGATAATTCTTGGGGAGAATCTCCAAACCAAGTTATTTCTTTAGTTGGTCAAGATATAACTTCAAGCGTTGGATCACCTACATTAGAATTTGCATATGAATTATCAAGTCAAGTAGCAACTACAAGTGTTGGAAGTTTAAGTTTTGTAATTAGTCCAACAATTAGTTTAACTGGACAAGCAGCTACATCTGACGAAGGACTTTTAGGTTTAGCTTTTGGTACAAGCACTGAACCAGTAACAGGGATAGCTTTAACTTCTAGTTTAGGAACTCCTGGATTAGAGTTTGGTCCAAGTGCAATTACCGGTGTATCAGCAACAGCTAGTGTTGGAGAAATAACTGTAGGATCTGTTGAATTAATTAATGTAACTGGAGTAGCAGCAACATCTGGAGTAGGTTCTGTTACATTAGAATTTACTTATGAATTATCAGGTCAATCTTCTACGTCTGCTGTAGGATCTATTACACCTGTAGATGTAATACAAGGGTTAGTATTAGATCAAATTACATCAACCGTAGGGTTGTTAGGAATAGAGTCTTACGCAAACATTGACACAGGCTCAAATACATCGTATACAAGTGTTGCAAAAGGATCAAATAGTAGTTATTCTAATGTTGCAACAGGGTCAAATACGAGTTATAGTGACGTCGCATAGGAGATAAAAATTATGGCATCAACATACACACCTCTAGGTATAGAGCTTCAAGCAACCGGTGAAAATGCTGGAACTTGGGGAACAAAAACAAATACTAATTTAAGTATCATTGAACAAATTTCTGGTGGTTACTCCGCTCAGTCAATAGCAGGTGGTGCACAAACTACAGCTCTTTCAGTTTCTGATGGATCAACTGGTGCAGTAATGTCTCATAGAATGATTGAATTTACAGGAACTATTTCTGGAAATCAGATAGTAACTATTCCTTTAGACGCACAAAACTTTTATTTTTTAAGAAATTCAACATCAGGATCACACACAGTACAGTTTAAATATACTTCTGGATCAGGGGATACTTTTACTTTTGCAGCAACAGATAAAGGTGATCAACTTGTGTTTGCTACAGCAAACGATGGAACTAACCCAGACATTTATACTTTAGGTTTTGGTTCAGGTGATGGTGATGTAACTCTTACAGGAACACAAACTTTAACAAACAAAACTTTAACTAGCCCTGCAATAGGGACAAAAATTTCAGATACAAATGGAAACGAATTACTTAATTTAACCGCTACAAGTTCAGCAGTTAATGAATTAACTTTAGCTAATGCAGCTACAGGCAATGGTCCAATTCTATCAGCAACAGGTGAAACTAATGTTGATATAAATTTAAACCCTAAAGGAACAGGGGTTTTAAAATCAGCAACAGCTGCAATTAAAATTGCAGGAAAAGAAACTATTTGGGTTCCAGCTGCAGCAATGTACGCAGCGACAACTAACGGAGCTGACTCAGAACAAGTAGAAACAACAGCTACAAGACCAGATATGAAAGTATTTGATTTTGACGCTAGTACAAAACAATATGTTCAGTTTACAATTGGAATGCCTAAGTCATGGAACGAAGGTACTTTAACTTACCAAGTTTATTGGGCACCTAGCACGACTAACACAGGGAATGCTATTTTTGGTTTACAAGGTGTTGCATGTGCAGACGGTGATACTATCGATGTTGCATATGGAACAGCAATCGAAGTTACAGATGCTGGTATTGGAACAGTTGAAGATCAACAAATTGCAGCTGAAAGTAGTGCAATGACAGTTGCGGGATCTCCTGCAGCAGGTGAGCAATCTTACTTTCAATTATATAGAGACGCAGCAGACGGTGGTGATACATTTACCGGTGAATGTAGAGTTCTAGGTATCAAATTATTCTTTACTACTGACGCGGCTAACGACGCATAAGGAATTTAGATATGAGAGACAAATTAAATCAACCTCTTACTGTTGAAGGCAAGAGTTCAAATAAAAAAAAATCAACCCGAGGTAAATCTTTTGGTTATCAAGTTTTAGGATTTGGTTCCGGAAAAGCACCCAATCCTCCTGTTACTTTTGCTTACTTAGTTGTAGCTGGTGGCGGACATGGAGGAGGTCACGTTGGCGGTGGCGGTGGCGGCGGAGGATTTAGAACTTCTTTCCCAGGAGGTTCAGGAATTACAGTCGAAGCTGGTGCTTACACAGTGACAGTCGGAGGCGGTGGTACTTCAATGAGAGGTGAAGATAGTGTATTTTTAGCGGGAACCCCTCAAGCATTTACATCTGGTGGAGGCGGAGGTGGAGCACCTTCTGGTGTTGCTACAGGAGCACCAAACCCATCTCTTGTACCCGGAGGATCTGGTGGCGGTGCAGGTCACGGAACATCTTCAGGAGCAGTGACCGGAGGAAGTGGAAACTTTCCTCCTGTAAGTCCCCCTCAAGGAAATAATGGCGGTAATGCTTTTCACAATCCATGGAACGGTGGAGGAGGAGGCGGAGCAGGTGGCGCAGGTGCTCCA